CGCGCCCGGGCCGATGTTGTACGCCAGGCTCAGGAAGGCGTCGTACTCGTGCTGATGCAGCGGCACGCGCACGCACTGGCGCAGGGCGCCCTCGAAGCGTTGCACGTCCTGCAGCTTGCGCACCAGAGCCTGCACGGGCTCGATGCGGTCGCCGGGTTTCACGCCGTCAGTGGTGCCGAATCCGATGGTCGGAACGTCGCCGGGGACGGGGCGGTACGCCTCGCCACGGTAGCCCTCATGGACGGCGATGCCGACCAAAGCAGACGCTGAGAGCGTCAGGGCGCCGATGACGATGCGGGCTTTCACTCCGTGGATTCTCCGCGAAAGTGCATCCTGCCCCAGCGGTAGAGCAGGAAGCCGATCTGGAGCACGATGTAGATCAGCGTGGCCCACAGCACCAAGTCATTGATCGGCATCCCCGCCACAGTCGCGCCCACGACAGCAACTGGTGGCGACGCCTTTGCGGCTTCGGTGGCGATGTCGGCTTTCTGTTGCATCGTCAGGCTCATGGCTGATGTTCGGCCGCGCGGGCTTCGATTTCCATTGGATGGTTGCGGTATCCGTGGCGCACCAAGCCCCACAGGTACGTGACGTAGTATTGCAGAAGGCCCATGCGCTTGTACTGCTGCCAGTGGGCGATTTCGTGCCTAGTCAGACGCTGGTTCGCCAGATGTTCCGGCAGGATGTAAATCCCCCACGGCGCCAGCGCCACGCCTGCGAAGCCGAAGCGGCGCAGGAACCAGGCGATGATGTGGCGGGCTGGGCGGGGGATCATGGGGCGAGGTTGTTGCGGTTTTCGGCGCCAGGCATGGAGTTGACGCCCCTGCTGGCCTCAGCCTTGGCGGCTCGCGTCTTCGGGCCTTGACCGCCGAGAACCTGCGGTCTGCCCGGGCGCAGTCTTTCCTCCAGAGCCTCCAGCGCGCCTGTCATTCGGGCGCGAGACTCCCTGATGTCCGCCAGTTCCTTGTTCTTGCGCTCAATGTCTCTGGCGAGCAGGCGCAGGTTGTTGCGGTTGGCAAGCTGTTCCGCCAGCAGCGCCTCTTTCCGAGCCAGCGCCTGATCCCGCTCTCTGGCCGACTTGATGGTGTTCTGGACCCACTCGCGATCCTGCATCTTGGCAGCGATGGCTTTCTCATCCAGCGCTTTGAAGCCGGGGGCTACGTCAGCGAGGTCAACCTTGGTGCGCTCCCAAGCAACCTTTTCCGATGCCGTCAGGTTGAACTTCTGATCGCGCGCCACTTTCTCTGCGGCTGACGCCAAGTCAGACCCGAAGTTGCGGAAGGTCTCTGGCGTTGCGCCTTTTAAGCCTTGGCTTGCCTCGCGGAATTGGCCGGTCACCGGGTCAAAATCCAAGATCACTTCGCCGGTCGCTGGCCTGCGCGCTGCAGCTTCTGCTGCCGCTTGCTGGGCCTCGGCCTCCCGGCCAAGCGTGCGGGACATGGCGGCACGGCGTGCGTCTTCGGCGCGAAGCGTTGCCATCGTAGACTCAGCGCTGGGTGCCGGAAGCTGCGGCGGGCCACCTTCCGGGCCGACAAACTGCGCACCCGGCGGGTATTCGTTGGGTCGCATCACGAAGTTCGGCCTGTATGGCCCAGCGCCAGGCGGCAGCACTTCAATCGGCGTCTGATACGGCACAACCGCCCGCTCTTGCGGAATTGGCGGAATTAGGTTGTTCTGTGGGCGCCTGTAGTCGGGCACGCGCAGGCCCGCTTGGTAGTCGGGGGAAACGAGTTTGTTTGCCGCGTAACGACTTCCGGCCTCTCCAAGAAATCCACCCAGCACGCCGCCCGCAATCATGCCCTCGGTTACAGCACCAGTCGGAGCCAGTGCAGCGCCTAGCGCAGTGCCTGCAGCGCCGCCAAACCCGGATCGCGCCACCCTTGCCTGATACCAAGGCGACGAAGGATTGACGTTGAACGCGTCAGGAAAGTTGCCGGCGATCCGCCCGAGCGCGGCAAGGTCGCCAGTCAGCGCGTTGTCCTTTGCCGTGATGCGCGCGATCTTTGTGGGGTCAACCAGACCGGTGTTGTAATCCGTGGCGGCCTGATAGGCGTAGATGCGCGCCATCTTCTGCCGAGCATCTTGGTAATCACGCAACAGCTTTGGATCAAAGACGCTTCTGTCTGCGCCCTGCTCCAAAATGTTGGCAATCGCCATGTTGGTGTCAGCTAGGTCAAGCTGCACCGGGTCTGCGCTCGGGTTGTTGTAAATGCGCCTAGCATCCTTCCGCAGCTTGCTGATGCTGTCAAGAAACGCAGAGCCAGACAGGCCCGTAGTCATTTGCTTGACCGCACTGTCAATTCTTGCGTTGATGGCTCTAGACGCAGCCTCGCCGCCAATGATGATTTCGCCAGGGCGCAAGGCGTTGAGCGCCGCAAGCGCCTCTTGGTCTGCCTGGATGACGGGTATCTGACGAATCTTGTTGTACGGTTCGGCAATCGCAGCTCGCGCGTCGTCAAACGGTTTGCTGTCCTTCAAGACGGCAGCCTGCGGCATGCCCATATCTGAGCGCGCGATTTTGTTGACCGCCGGCCTGTTGACCTCAACAATCCTTTCCGCGCCGCGAGAACCGGCTGCGGCAGAAATCAGTCGAGCGCCCGCAGACGGCTGGATGTCCGTAGGATTGAGCACGATGCCAAGACGCTGCGCGTCTTTTGCGGCGTCAATCTGCGGAGCCCGAGCGTAAGACTCAAGTGAACGCGCCTCTGCCCTGCGTTCCAGCATAGGCTGCAACGGCTTTAGCGCGGTGGTCGCAGCCGTTCCGCCGGCCTGCGCGGCCGTTCTGCCGGCTTGGCGCGCCGCTTGTGGAGCGGCGCCCACATAGGGCAGCCCTACGCCGATTACAGGCGGCAGCGCAGACAGCGCGGGGGATGCGGCCTCAAGGACCGCAGCGGCCTCTGGAGTCTGCGGCTGGCGAATGTTGCGAAGCAACTCACCGCCGCGTTGCTCGCCCAGCATAGGCGCAACTATGCCGCGCCCCGCAGCGCTGCCGAGCGTTAAGGCAATGTCTACCGGTGCGGCAACAGCGCCAAGAATGCGCTGACCCGTGGTGCGCTGCGGAATTGCGTCTGGCAGTGCGTAAAACCCCGACGCCGTTGGAATCTCTCCCGGCTGAACGGCGCGGTAGCCCGGTGGCGCTTTTGATCGCAACCAAGCGTCCGGGTCAAAACCGCCGACAGCAGGTGCTGCGGGCTGCATCTTGATGCCAAGATATGCGTCTGGATCAAATGTTGCCATTACTTCACCCCAAGACGCTGCTTGATTTGCGCTGCGCGAGAATCGCTGGGATTGGCGTTTGCCCAGTCCAGCGCCTGCTGGTCTTGTGCCGAAAACCTTGATGGCAAATCAATTTGCGGCCGGAACGGAAACTTGACCCCGCGCTTTTCTGCCTCGGTGACGTCCGCGTTGTATCGGTCTACGCGACTGCGGACCGCTTCTTCCATCTTGTCAAAGACAAGCGGCAGTGCGTTGGGGTCAGTCCCAAGACTGCCAAGCGCCTGCTGCATGACGCGCTGTTGCTCTTGCGAGGGCTGCGAATCAAGCTTCTTGAGGTTTTCAAGAATGGACTCAAACAGTCGCGTGCGCAAGACTGTCGCATCTCTGACGCCTTCGGTTTTGATGCCGAATCCAAGCCGGTTGTTAAGGAAGCTAGCGGCGGCAAGAAGCGGCTCCCCGCCAGTGCCCATGAATGCAGCGGCACTGGGAATGAGCTTTCTCGCCTCGCTAATGTTTGCAAGCGTATCAGGCGCGTTGCGAAGGGCCTTTCTCTCTTCGGCGATGTTTCCGGTGTAGTCCTTTTGCGCTTGTTCGCTTGCTGGCACAAAAGCGTTGACTTTGGTTTCTACGTTGATTTGTTGTGCGCCAGACTTCCTGAAGTCCTCAATAGTGCCCCTGTAGCCCTGCGCAACTGCCGCCTGATAGTTGCGCAGAAGCTCAGTAGGCTTGTTCTGCTCTCGCAAAATCCCCAGCTTCCTGTCGATTTCTGCGATTTCGTCTTTCTTTCGAACCGCGCTGAGCCTTGAGGTGCGAACGCGCTCGCGCCTCGCCTCTAGCGCGGAAATTTCGTCCTCACCCGCTGCCGGCGCCGCACCGGCAACCATCGGGCCGGCGACTTGTACCCCGGCAGGCGCGGCGGCGCGAGGCGCGACGACGGGCGCGGGTTGGGGTTGGGGCGCAGAGGCGGGCGCGGGTTCTGCAAGCGCTACGGGCGCGACTGCCTGCGCCACTGAAGGCTGCTGTTGGCCCTCCGCATTTATTCGGGCCTCAATTATTGCGGCCTCTTGCTGCCTTACTGCCAGTGCATTTTTAAGACCCGGAAGCGCTCTCAATGCCGCAGCGCGCCCAGCATCGTCTTCGTTCAAATCTTCAAAAGCCTGCTCCATGTATTGGATTTCGGCAATGTTGTCTACGATGTCATTTTGAACATCGCGCAACTTTTGCCTGAGAGGCCTTGTTCTGTCAAAAGACTGGTTTAGCGTCAACATTGGCGCACCAACTCCGCCGCCAACAGGCGACGCCTGCGCTACACCCTGCGGCCCACCAGCAATCATGCTTGACTGCCCCGGCCCTTGCGCCAGAGCATTGGCGACAGGAGCGGCGGGCATCGGCGACGGCATGGCTGCAGGCACAGCGGAGGGCTGAGCGGCCGCAGTCGCGGGCGCAACCGGTGCGCCGACACCAGCGGGTGCCGCGCCGCCAAAGATGCGCGCCATTTCTGCTTCGTCAGTTTCCTGCTGCCGCAGCGCCTGCTCAAGCTCTCCCGCACGCTGAATCAGCGTCATACCCTTGGTCATGAACTCGGGCATCTGCGACGACACCAAAGCCTGGCCCATCTGGCGAAGGCTGGCGGGCGTCTCTCCCGATGCCGCCAGTTGCGACAGCATCTGGCTCAAGCTGCCGACGCGCTGCTCCTTTTCCCGCTCTTGGCGCATCGCCATCGCATTCCGCTGCAACCCCTGCATGGCGCTGGCGGCCTGAGCCACCTCAGCAAGCATGTTGCCCTGCGACGGCGCTTGGTAGGTGAGCGGCTTGAACTGGCCGGCCAGCAGCGGGAGTCTGGTGTCAAGCGGCATGTCAGCCTCCAGTGCGTCCGTAGATGTCAAGCATTCGGTTCAAAAGCTGGTCTTGCCGCTGTTGGGCCTGATATCCCTGCAGCGCATTAATTGC